CAAACTCATCTAATACACCTAATTTTTCTTTTGCATTAGCTATTTTTTCTATTTGTTTGTTAACCTCTTCTATGTGTTGTGGATGTTCACCGATACCAACTGAATTCGTTAGATAAATATTTGCAGTGGCGTCTGCCTCTGCTATTTCAGCCTCGTATCTACTTCTTAGTGCTTCTAGTATTGCTCTTCGCATTTCTTATTGACTCCTTTCCTTTCTTAAAAATTGCAGCGACTTGTCTTTTACCCATAACTTTGGCACGCTGTTCTCCAACAGTTAGGATTTGTATTTTTCTTGCAAACGGTTTAGATATCTTTTTAACCTTTGCAACAGTTTTACGAGCGTCAGTAGGGGTCGCAAACTTAATTCCAACAGTATCTTTAGGATTCTCATCAGTATAGAGCCTCCTACCTGAACCTTTTGGTTTTTTACCTGTTCCCTTTTTTGGATCCGCCACGTATAACTCCTTTTAATGTCTTAGCTTGTTTTGCGTGTAACTTAGAGGCTTTCTTTAAACCTTTAATTACACCTTTAATAGCTTTTCTTTTTTTTAACATTTCCATCTCCTTCTAGCTTGACGGATTCGTGAGTTAGGATCATTACGTGTTTTGGCTGAAGCTTTTTTGAGCTGACCTAGTGAACGTGCGCAGTACGATTTCCTACGTTTTGCAGCTTTTGATCCAGGCTTCACTTTTCCTGTCACGGCTGTTTTTAATTTAGAGCCGGGATTAAGTCTTCTGTAGGCAGCAACACCGGCTCGTGTCATACCTGCTCCAGACTTTGTAGGTCTGAAATTCTTTTTGTTTCTAGCTGGCATAGTACCTTTACTCATTATACTCTACCTCCGAATGCCATGCTTTTTCTTTTTTTTGCAAATGTTGCAACATTAGTAGGCTTACCACCTACTCCTTGTGCTTTACTTCTTTTCCTTGCAACGGCACTCCGTCTCTGGGAGTCTGTCATTCTTGCTGCTTTGGCAGCAGGGACGCATTTTGGATACTTTCTCTTCGCGTCTTTTTTCTGTTTTGAACGGCCACACTTTGCAAAAGAACCATCCTTTCGTTTGCTCCCAATATCTACCCAATCTTGTTTGAACCATTCTTTTAAACCAGCCATTAGTAGACCTTTGTTACTTTCCTTCTATTAGACATGACCTTACCGCAACCTTTAGCGATACCACCATTTTTAAAATTTATTCTACCGCCATCTTTTTTTCCAGCAGGTTTAGGTCCTTTAAAATCTTTTCTTTTTACACCAGAAGGATCTTTAATTTTACCAGCACAAATTTTGCTAGCATATGCATTCGCGTATGCTGAAGGATATACCTTAAACTTTCGCTTTGCTGCCGATTTACCTCTAGGACATAGTTTTGTCATTATCTTTTTCTCGCTGTTTGTTTTGCACGTTTAAAGTCAGATGCTTTAGGTGCACCTTTTGCACCTTTCTTTCGCATCTTACCTCCACGCTTTCTTTTAGCGTGAATGTTTGCGTACAAACCGGGTCGAGCCATTACCTTGCTCTTCCACCATCCTTCATGTAACCCATTTTGTTTCTAACTTTTTTGGGCAACTTTTTTAAACCTTTTTGATTTGGCTTAACTTTTTTCAAAGCCTTACCGCCTTTTTTCATCATAGGTCTTTTCATCATCATTGTACCGGGCATTATTTTTTCTTGCTCCTATTTGCTTGTTTTTTCTTTTTACCAAAACCTCTTACAGCTTTACCACCGCTTTTAGTTTTAACAATTCTACCACCTTTCTTAGCACCAGCTTGAATTCCTGGTATTACAGTATCATCGCCAACACCTTGAAGCATCATAGCAGGGTTAAAAGTAAAGTTTCTTGCTGCATTCATTTTTTTAGAACTATAAGGACCGAAGTCTTTCATTTTCATGAAACCAAAACCATCATCTGCTGTTGCAGAGTCAAGCATCGCTTTTCTATTTCTTGCATTCATAAAAGCTTTTCCTAATCCAGCAACTGCCAACATAGGTAGTGCTACTTTAGCTGCTTTCTTGAGAGCTTTTTTTAATTTTCTTGCCATTATTTTTTACCTCCGTTTCTAAATATTTGCGTTCCCTTTATACCATATATGCTCGCGACTACAAGGATCCAAAGGTTTGTGAACCATGACGGGAGCTGTGAGAACATATCGAAAAAGAGTTTTACTTTGTCCATAGCAGTTGGGTCATCTGATATGACTGCGTAGGCGAGCACCAACACGGGCAAACTGAGAATTATCAAAACTGCCTCGTCCTTCCAGTCTGACTGTCGGGCCTCTAGCAATTTACCCTGGTAAGATTCCTCACCACGGGCCATTTTTTCTGCATGCATTAATTGTGCATCTGACATTGCCATCTTCGTTCTCTGCTTGTTAGCATAAATCTTACTTCCAGCAGAAACGGCTAGTTTAATTGCCGACAACCACATAAATTAATACCAATCTGCGTCTTTTTTCTTTTCAGACAGCATTCTTTTAGTTCCTCTTACTTGAACAGACTGAGTTTCTGTAGGTTTTGATACTTCAACCTCAACTCCGCCATTTGGAAAGCCATCTTTGTTCGTAAACATGTCATGATCTACATGAACCATGCCTGCGTGACTTGATTTTTTATTTTTTTTCATATTTATTCTCCAGTTTTTCGAATGATTGCAACATTTCCAGGCATTTGATCAGAACTCGGAAGAGTTTTACCTAAAATAGTTTTTTCAATCGATGTATTAGCCCTTAATTTAGCCAATTCTTCATTTTGTTCAAGCTTTTCTTCTTGAATATCTTGATTCATCATTGCTCTTGACTTATCTAGATTCAATCTTTGCTCTGCTTGAGTACGTTTTTGTTCATTATCCATAGCTCTAAGGTCTAATTCTCTTGCTTTTAACTTAGCAATTGGGTCATTTCCAAAATCACCCATGATTTTATTCTCTTCTTCCTTAAATTCTTGTGTCATGTCAGAAATTAATTTAGCTTTTCTTGCTTCAATGGCCATACTCATCTGCATAATCTGTTGTTGAATTTCAGGAGTTTGTGCCATTTGCGGATTTACTTGTGCCATTTGTTGCAATTGCATTAATTGTTGTATTTCTTCTCTAAATTCTATTTCTAATTGTTCTTGTGCCATCAAAGAAATGTGTTCAAAAATATTTTTTTGTAAAGCACCCATGATCATTGGATTATTTTTAACCATGTTAGTTGCCATAAAATTTAAATGCGAAGTTATATGTGCTCTATGATCTTGACCTTTGAATGCTTGAAAAGGTTTACCACTCATAGCCATAATATTTTCTGCAGCAGGATCCATCGGCATAGGTTGTTGAGGTGGTGGTAATATTTGATCAATATTTTTTACACCAATCGCTTCATACATATCTCTATATGCTGCATATAAATTATGCATTTGTGGATTTGACATTGCAAGTTGTAATTCTGTTTGAGCTAAACTTATTCTTTGTGATTGTGAAAATATATTTGGATCAGCTACAGGCAGTATATCTACCTTATCATCAAAGTCTGCAACTTTAATGTTTCTTTGTGCACCCACAACATCGTAAGGATATTCTGGCGGAAGATAAGTTTTAAATACTTCTGCAAGTAATGTGAATTCTTTTTTTAACGCCACATACAATCTTTTATGTATGGCTGACATGACCCTGGAGCCACGCTCTAAAAGGGCAATGGTCGTTCCAACAGCTGCCTGTTGGTTGCCGTCACCAACCTGCATGTCAGCTATGGCGGCAAATCGTTGACCTGCTTGAACCACTATACCCATTAATTGTAGTAATGTTGCTGATGGTTCTTTAAAAGGTAAAGGCATAAATGCATCTCTAATATTTCCACCAGGTGCATCTACATCTCTAAACTCTCCAGGTTGTATTGATTGCGCTTCATCTCTAACACGAATACCCCTTTGTTTAAATCCAGCTGGCATGTTTGAAAATGTACCAGCATCTAATAATTGTCTAAGTGCATTCGTTGCAGTTCTTGATAATCCTCCAATCATATGAATTAAACCAAAGCCATAAAAACCTAGCCCTGGTAAAAATTTAAAATGTGCGAAATATTCTATTTTATTTTTTAAAGGATCTTCAGCTTTGTAATTTCTTCTAATAGATAAAACTTCTCTTGAGGATGTATCAACTGTTACAATGTAAGGAAGTTTTATTCCTGTTGGATTTTGTTCCATATCTTTGTCTTCAAAACCTTCAAGATCTATATTTGTGTGAAACTCTAGAATTGTAAACATTTGTTCATCTCTAGTTTTTCTAACGCCTTCTAGTTCTCTTTCTTTTTTTTCTACTTCTGTTTCTTGTGAGTAACCTGGTGTGATTTCTATGTCTCTATAGAAACCAGATACTTGTTTTTTTCTTAAATCGTTTTCTGACATTTTTAATACATGAACAATTGAGTCTGCATCTTCTAAAGATGTTGCAGTGTATGGAACTATCAGATCATCTGCCGGAACAAATTTGGACACGGCTCTGTCAAGAATTTCATCGTAATAAATTTTCTTGAAAGCAGAGCCGCTAAGAGGGAGATAAAAAAGTAACTGATCGAACTCGGGTTCATACTCTTTCATCTTATTCATGAGTTGATAGTTCATGAAATTTTTTACTCTTTTAGCTTGATCTTCTTTTTGTCTATTAGGTGCACCCATAATTTGAGTATGCACTGGACCAGTGGCTGGAAGTAATTCTTTATATGCTTGTGCTTGAAATTGTGTTACCGCTTCAGCCAATACAGGGTGAGTTGCACCACTCGCGTTTGAGAACGGTTGAGATCTTGTTTCATATTTAAATCCTAATAAATCTAAACCTTTTGTATATGCATCTTCCCAATCTTTTCTAGACGCTTTGTATTGTGTGTAATTTTCAAAAAGTTCAGAACCTAATCTACCTAAAACTTCTTCTGGTAATAAGTCTGCTAAATTATCAAAGTGTTCGTTTGTGCCTGGTTGATTTACAGCTTCTGGGTCAAAACTAATTGTTGCACCACCATCTTCTTCTTGTGTTACCTGAATATCTTCTGGTCCAACTTGTTCTTCTAGGTTAGCCTGAGATGCTTCTACAATCTCTTCTTGACTAGGTAATTCTATTTCTTGCTTTACGTTTGGTAAAGACTTGTCTATTTCTGACATTATTTTTCTCCGAGTTCGAAACTACTATAGTCTTTTTTCCAGGAACATTCAACCCTTGTGGGTGAGGTCCTCTAAGAGGCGGTATCGTAGTTGTTAGCTTTTTAGTCATCTAATAATCCTAATCCTTGTATAGCTAAAGACGCACCAAGTCCTGCTATACCTGCTCTAGATAGTCCTCTAAGTGCTATTTTTGGTAAACCTAGTTTAGCAACTTTTCTAACCGTTGGGCTTAATCCTCTAGTTATTCTATCTGTTTGATCTGCAAACGCAGGATACAAATAGTTAAATGGATTAGTTGCAATATCTTCAGGTGTATCTCCAGCAGCCACTTGACTTGCAATATCTCCGACCATGAAAGGTGCGAGTAGTGCAGGTGATGCTGAAACTCCTACTCCTCTACCTAAAACTCTTAAACCTGTTTTTACAAAACCTTTTGGTTTTCTTTCAATACCAAGTGCTCTTGATTTACTTGCTCTAATAGTTGATGGTGCTGCAAGTGCTGTTCCAGCAACTATCGATGCACCAAAAGCAGGTAATTGATAATCTAATATTGCAGGTCTTTCAAAGTCTGTTGTAATAGGTTGTGTTGCCATATCAACCAACATATTTTTCTGTTGATCCTCGTTTGATAAATAAGTTGTTGGATCATCGTTTCTAAATAATTTAACTAATCCTACTGCAGCTCCAACACCGGCACCGATACCAAATGTTTTTGGACCAGGGCCTTTTAAAAATCCTAATGCTGAAGTTTTAAATTTATCTAATCTACTTGCATCTTGTGCTAGTTTTTGTGGATTTTTTTCTATAGCATCTTCAACAGCTTGAACACAACTAACAGTTCCTCCATCTTGTTTTCTACTTTTGACTATAGTACAAATAGGACCATTTGCTGCTGCATCAGCTCTTACCTCATCAAACAAATTAGTCTTATCAAAAACAGACATTGCCTTTTTACCCTGGCTTAATAATTTTGGAATGTTTCTTTCATTTATTTCTGGAGTAGAACTAGACGCCGTAAATATACCATCAGTAAAATCAAATTTTATGTTTTTAACAAGATTAGGTGTTCTTGATTTTGTAAGTTTTAATCTATCTTGTATTTGTTTTTGAAGTCCTGGTTTATCTGCTGCATCTGCATTTGAATACTGATCTGCTAAACCACCTGGTCTAAAAATTGGAAAGTCAAAATTTTGTGCCTTCCAATTATTTACTGCAGGTGAGACGTAGCCATCTATTTTAGCTCTAACACTTACATCAGCATATCCTCTGTCATATGCTGCTATAGGTAGACCATGTTCTGCAACCAAACCTTTAGTACCTAATTTTGTTTGTGCACCTGTAGTAAAAAATCTATTTGCTAAATCATTATAGTATCTAATCTTTTTAGGATCTGTTTCTTCTGAAGCAAATCTTGAAAATCTTCCAAAGTTAAAATCTTTCCCGTATATTGCAAAAGATTTTTTTAAAGATGTAGGAAGTTTATTGGTAATGTCTCCTGTCTTAACTGCTTCTAGTATAGACTTACCTCCGGTAGTTTTATTTGTAACTTGACCAGATTTAGCTAAATATAAATTTTTTAATCTTTCTCTAAAACTAGTCCCCTCATTTTGCTCGTATAAAGTTTTTAATTGATTAGGAGTTGCCTCTGGATTTTCATTTGCAAGTCTATCTAATAATTTTGTTTCGT